TCTGTCAACGCTACGAAAGTGGTTGGTATGCTGGGCTGGTTGGTCAAATTCTGATAATTCAAGAAATATGTGCTGTCAAAACCATCCAATGTGTCAGCATTGGTGCCAGCACCACCTGATGTGGCATCTGCTGCTGGTACCCAATTGGTGCCATTCCATTTTAAAACCTGTCCCACCGAAGGAGCTGTTGTGGCAGTGTCCACATCCGACAATGAGTTGATTGATATGGCACTGAGATCTGAACTCTGTATGCCTGCCACAAATTCTAATCCAGTGGCTGCACTGTTAACTTTAACAAATTTACTGTTGGCTGAAGCATAATTGGCCGGAGTATCTGTGAGTGCAACAAACGTGGTAGCTGCTGCTCCACCTCCACCTCCTCCACTTACTGTGCCAGGAATCCAGTTGGAAGTGGCTGAGTTCCAAATCAAAGTCTGACCATCTGCAGGTACTGATGTGGTGTTCACATCACTCAAAGAGTTGATGCTGGAAGCAGTGGTCAATAATTCTGTCCATGTGCCATCCACAGCCACATAAGCCTTGTCAGTGTCACTGGTGAAACCAAACATGCCACTGTAGGTGGTAGCATTGGGCAAACCTGCCAAGTTGTTGTATTTGAAAGTGATTTTGTTTTCGCCTGTGGCAGTGATTAAATTGTTGTTGACCACTGTCAAACTGATTCCGTTGCCCAATGCTGCGTATATTTCATCAAAATTTGAATTGATTTTGACAGCTCCTGCTCTTAGATTATCCCCTTGTCCGTCATTGGGCACTACGCCATCATTGATTATCTGTTTTACCATGTGTGTCCTTGTTTGTTAATATTTACCATAATATACATATATTTTTTAAGTTCTGTCCCAGCTGGATTCATTGCTGTCAAAAGTAATTGTGTCTTGATCCCACTTGATGGAAGCTCCAGTGAACAGAGGTATTTCGTTCACATTTGGATAGGTGTAGGCATTGGCCGCCACTCCTGGATTTTCCATATCGATGGGATGGTTGATTCTTACCACCAATTCTCCCTCGGCATTAATGTAATAATACAAATTGATGTCATCCCATTTGTATTGCTCATACTTTAAATTGGCATAAATTTTGTCATGATTCACATCACGTCCATCGAAAAAATCTTGTCCTTCATTCCAATCATCATAGTTGTTGGCAGCTAATCCAGGATTATTAATGGTCACACTGTCACCCGGAGTCATTTGATCCACTTTGGCCAGATACAATTCACCATCATCAGTGCGACGTAGTCCATAGAAATATCTATCTTTATGACTTTTGATTGTGTTGCTGATGGGTTGACCAATGTATTGCATATTATGAAATCTCCACGTAGCTCATCACCACATCCACTGCTGCTGCTGTGTTGCTCTCCACAAACAGATCATAGTTGGCAGGAATAACCAATTTTTCACCACTGGTCACCACACGCAAACTGCTGGCTGGTGCTATCTGTACATTTTTTAAAAAATACGCTTGAGCACTGGTATCATCCTGCACAAACACACTGGCAGTGATGATTCCTGCTGTGATATTGCTCAAACTTAGGCCTATAATTGTGGTATTAATACCCACAGGTGCTTCGTATATTTTAACGGGACTGGTGCCCACTGCTGATTCTACCTTATTTTTAAACGCTGTTGCCATATTTTATTATCCCAATGTTAGTGCGTATTTAACCGCTAATTCCTCTGCTCCCAACACACTGACTCCCCCTCCAGCTCCTGCCACAGAAACCCAACTAGCGCCATCATAGATTTCCACTTGCAGATCCTGTGTGTTGTATCTGGTGATACCAATCACAGGCACTGAGGGTCTAGTGCTGGCATCTCCATAGGGTATTCTCACTCCACCTGCCTGACTCACATCCACATAACCGTCGCCAGTGGTTTCAAACACAATGGGAGCATCACTCACATAGTTGGTGATAGTGTTGCTTTGGAAATTCAAATTTTCAATTCTTATGATGCCTGTGCCATTGCCATTCAATATTAAATCTTGATTCACTCCTGTGGTAGTAAGTGTGTTGCCTGATATGGTGATGCTGTCCACTTGTAATGTGTTCACATCAAATCTAGTGCTGTTGACATCTGCCACCAGTGCAGAATTGCTGTAAAATCTTATGGTGTTGTCATTGGCTCCTGGAGTTAATTCAGGAGTGATATAAGTGTTACGATCCAAATCATACACACCTTGCAACACAGTCCAACTGCCATCATAACCTTCAAATAGGTTTGAATCAGTGTTGTATCTAATCATTCCCACAGTGGGTGTTAAAGGTCTGGCAGCATTTCCTCCTGCTGGCAATCTCACACTTCCTGTGCCTGTGAATACAGTAACTCCCGTGGCCGGAGTAAAAGTCATATCTCCCACAGTGTTTGTGATGGTGTTGTCATTGATTCTAAAGTTTTCTATTTCCACACTGCCTGTGCCAGCACCACTCAATTGTAAATTTGAGTTGGTGGTTTGTGTAGTGATTAGATTATTTTCAATTCTAATATTGCCATCCACGTTAATGGTAGAACTGTACACAGTGTTCCAGTTTTTTAATGCACTGCCTATGTTGTAAAGATTTGTGGTCTGTGGAATAATATCGCTGGCCACTGCTGCCACAATGCTCAATGTGTCAGTGGTTTGATCACCAATGGTGATATTTCCACCAATGTTCACATTGCCAGTCACAGCTAAATTGCCTGTGATGCTGACGTTGTCCAATAGATTTATTTGTCCATTGTCTGCATCCAAATTCAATGCTCCTGATGTGCTTTCAATGGTGTTGCCGCTCAATCTCACATTGTCTTGTTGAATCAGTGTGCCATCTATCACAGTAGTGTGTCCACCTGAAATAAATGTTAATGCAGTGGCAGAAGACAGCACAGTGGATGCTGCTGTGAATGAAACTGCACCTGTGTTTTGATCCACAGTGAAAAGATCACCCACTCTAAAGTTGCCTTCGTGATCCACAGAGCTGTAAAATATTCTTGCGTTGGATAGTTCCACTACTTCATTGGCTTGTATAGCAGTGGAAGCGTCATTGTCCACTTCTTTGCCATTGCCGATATAGGCAAAATTGTGACCCACTAGATACATCAGCACACCTTCACCTGAACCATATGCTCCATAGTTGCCATACACTGAAGCTGATGCTATGCTGCGCACTTCTGCACCAAAGTCTGTGTAGTCCACATTAACAAAGCTGTTGGCAGTGGCTCCGCCGGAGAAACTAATATATTGTGCTCCAGTCACAGTGTCAGTGATGGTGGTTGAACCATTGGTGCCATTGAAATTTAATAATAATTTTGTGTTGGGTGTGTTGACCAATTCAGCTGCGGGTGCTGTGAAGTTGCTGGTGTACAAAGCTGCTTTGGTGATTCTTAGGTCATCCAAATAGCCTGGCAGTGCATTGGCATACAGATAATCAGCACCCACAATCACTGTAGATGTTACGCCATAGTTGTTGGCATCTGTATAGGAACTGCCTTCTTGTGTGCCATTCACAAATAATTTGGTTGTGCCACTGCTTCTGCTCACAGCCACATGATACCAAGTGTTGATGGCAATGGTTGTGGTGCCTGTGATTCTGTTGGCAGCCGCTGCATAATATTTTATCACTCCGCCATCAATGTGTATCATTGGATTGTTGAGAGCAGATGCTGTTCTCTGTTCAATGATCACTTGATTGCCCAAACTGGTGCGTCTCAACCAGAACTCTATGGTAAAATTACCTGATCCATAACCAAAGTCTGGATTGGTGGTGATGCTGAGATAATCACCAGTGCCATCCAACAATAGACTGGCTGTGCCGTATTTGAATTGAGCAGTGCTCAATTGAGCATCTCCGTTGGCTGTGAATGTTTTGGGCAATCTGTCAGCAGCACTTTCAAATCCTGTGACTTTGCCTGTGAGATAAAATTTGTTGCTGTCCACTGTGGCAATGGTTCCGGTACCCAACACTGTGCTGTTGTCTACATCATAATAAGTGATGGTTTGTCCTGCTATCACAGCAGGTCCTGACAATCCTGACACTTTTAACAGTGTGCGACCTGTGCCTTTGAGTCCTGACACACCGTCCACAGCATACAAACTTCTATTGGCAAAATATGTGAATGAATTCAACCATTCCACTCTCACACCATTAGTTAAAGTTATGGCATCCACTCCTGGAGTTATAAATGTACAATTTTGAAACAGACAACTGGCTTCATTGCTGCCTGCTGTGGCCACACTGCCATCCAAATATGCACCTTTGCCGGCATCACCTGAACCGAAACCTCTAGGATCAGAACCACTGGTCACAGATCCTTGTGTGATCACGCTTACATTTCTAATATAAGGTGAGCGTGTGGTCACTGTGAATGGGCTGGCAAATTTAAAAGCATATCCTCTGTTGAGTCCAGCATTGTAACGGAAATTAGCAATTGTAAGATCTTCTATGGTGGTTTCACCATTTAATATGAAAGCGTTCTGATCAATGGTGCCACCAGTGGGTTGAATCAATACTGATCTCAAAGATTCTCCTTTGATACTTACTCCCACAGGCACAGTGATAGGAAATACTTCTGTGTAAGTGCCTGGATAGATGTGTATCATATCACCTGCTGTGGCCAATGTGATAGCTTGCTGTATGGTCAATACTGGATCGTTTTGATGCAATCCTGCATTGGCATTATCACCGTTGGTTGCTACGTATATGATGTTGCCTGGCACAGAGGTTAGATCTAATCCACCCACTGTGATATTGCCTGCCACAGTGATGTTGTCCACTGTGAGGTCTTGCGTGAAAAATTCGTTCCATCTTTTGGCTGAACTGCCCAAATCATAGGTATTAGTCGCATTGGGAATCATATCGCTGGCTATGTCAGCATTGATGGTCAAACTATCAGTGTCTTGATCTCCAATGGTTATGTTACCATCTGCTGTGATGCTGCCAGTGGCGTGTATGTTGCCTGTGACTTCCACATCGCTAAAAATTTCAACTATGCCTGTGCCATTAGGGCGCAATTCAAGGTTCATATTGCTGGTGGTCACTTCAATAGAGTTAGAAGATATTTGTAAATCATCCACCAGTATGGCATTGTTGTATAAAATCTTGTCGGGTGATGCCAAATTTAAAATGGGTGCAGAAGTGGTGATGCTGGACCCAGACAAAGTGAGATTGTTCACAGTGCTCACACCGGGCACTTCTAAATTGGTGGTTCTGATGGTTCCTACAACGTCTAAAGGATACTGAGGACTGGCAGTTTTTACACCGATCCTGGAGTTTATTATATCAATATACAACAGATCAGTCTCAAAGGCAATGTTTTGTTCCGCCACTGGTAGTGTGGAACGGATCAAGTTATCCTTCAAGAGCTGACCGGAAATTCGACCAACGGCCATGCTATTCTCCTTTAAACGGGCATCCTTGTGCCACCAACCCGATTTTCACTCTTTATTGGGCAAAGATTCTTCGCCGGTTGACCACGGTTTGTCCTGCACAATCTTGGTCCGATTGCAGCATTAAGTGTATTTATTGATTTTGGTGCTTTTAGTTCTATTAAGTTAGAATTAAATTGTAAATCACGTTGATTTCTTCCACTTGACTCTGAGGCACTATGGTGCCGCTGACTCCTGCTGCATTGCCCCACACAGTGCCGTCATACACCTGCAACAATTGTAGGGTGGTGTTCCAGTACAGTTCTCCTACCACGCCAGGATTTCTCTGCATTGTGGTTCCATAAGGCAAACGCACTCCTTTTTCATTGGCACTCCAATGCACGTACTGTTCTTGCTGTACACCTGTCATTTGAAACAGTATGTCACTGTTGAGACCTGTGTTGCGTATGGTGCCGTTGTTGAACACATAATTGCTGGTGTCAAAACGCACCACTCCTGTGCCGTTGGCAGTCAATCTAGCCACTGTGCCTGGTGTGGCAGATCCCACTGTGACTGTGTTGTTGTCCAATGCAAATTGTGATTGACTGTGAAAACGATTCACAATTAAATTGCCTGCAGTGTCTATTCTACCAGTGTTTACACCATTGGCATAGAAATAAAATTGATCACTGTTGAGCTCAATTCTAGTGTCTCCATCCAAATCTCTCACACCACCCAACAACACCACATCTGTGTTGTAACCTTCAAACTGTCCTGACACTGTGTTGTAGCGCAGATCAGCAGCCACAGCAGGTCTTTGGGCTGCATTACCTGTGGGCAACTGTATGGCTTTGCCGGTAAAATTGCTGGTTCTGGTGCTGTTGGCAATGTTGATGTTGCCTGAAGTGCTGTCCACAATGGTCTTGAATCGCAGATTATCCACCACCACACGACCAGTGCCATTGGCTTGCACTATTAGATCTAGATTGCTCTGATTCACAGCAATATAATTGTCAGTGATAGTGATATCACCCACGTTGAATTGTCTAGTGTACACATTGTCCCAATTCTTGCTCACACTACCCAAATTATAAATGTTGTCAGTGGCTGGTATAATATCACTAGTGAATTCCATTTCAAAATCAATGGTATCAGTGACCTGATTACCTAGATTGATTAGACTGCCGCCCACTGTCAAATCGCCTGTGACACTAAGATTCACACTGATATTTGTGTTGGTTAAAAAATTAATGGTGCCACTGGCCGATGCAATGTCTACTTGATTGATATCACTTTTGATAGTGTTTCCGGACACTGTGAAATTGGGCAGTATGATTCGCTCACCATCTACGTAGGTTTGTGAGCCTGGTAAACCCACAGTGAGACTGGATCCTGTGAATGCCACAGGCACAAGATTGTTGAGATTTATAAATCCTGTGCTGAAATCCACAGAAAATGTGTCACCCACTCTAAAATTTCCATCGTGATCTTGGCTTTGATAATAGATTCTTCCTGAATTAAGTTCCACAGTTTCCTGTGACTGCACTGCTAAACTTCTGTCATTGGTCACATCTTTGCCCGCACCCACATAGGCCATATTATGATTGATCAAATACATCAATGTTTCATCACCGTCTGCTTCAGCACCTTTGTTGCCATACACTGACGCACTGGCAATAGCTCGAACTTCAGCACCAAAGGTAACACCAAGACTGGCAAATCCTGCAGCTCCATTGATAGCATAAAGACTACGATTGGCAAAATATGTGAAACAGTCTATGAATTCTACTCGCACACCATTCTTCATTGTGACTGCGTCCACTCCAGGTGTGATAAACGTCACTGCATTGAACAACATGCTGGCTTGATTGCTGGCTGAGTTGGCCACGCTGCCATCCACCAAAGCACCTTTACCAGCATCTCCTGCATTAAATCCTCTGGGATCGCTGCCAGAAGTAATGGATCCTTGTGTGATCACACTCACGTTTTGCACATAGGGTGATTTGGCAGTGATGTTGATATTGTTCACAAATCTAAAACCATATCCTGTGTCATTGAGATTATCATAATAAAAATTTGCCACAGTGATGTCTGTGATCATGCAACCATCGTTGAGTAAAAAAGCATCTTCACTCTGTGTGCTGGTGGTAGGTTGTATTTTCACTGCTCGCAAACTGCTGCCTTTGATAGTGGTATTGGCAGGCAAAGTCAATGGAAAATCTTCTGTGTATGTGCCTGGAAGTATATGAATTAAATTGTTGCCGCCAGATGCTGCTGCTTCCAACAGAGCTTTTTCTATAGTGGCAAAAGCAAATGACACAGTTTGTCCTGGATTGGTGTCTGACCCAAGACTGCTCACATAGTAGGTGTTGTCTATGGGTAAATTAACTGTGATACCACCAATGCTGACCAAACTGCTCACAGCAATGTTGCCAGCCACATCTCCCGCAGCAGCAAAGGTATTTGCCCATTGTCTATTGAATGATGATCCTATGTTATAAGTGGTGTTTAAATCTGGGATAATATCAGAACTTATATCAGCACCAATAGTCAGTGAATCAGTGCTGTCATCACCTATCACTATGTTGCCATCTGCTAGAATGTTGCCTGTGGCATTGATGCTGCCGTACACTTCTAAATTGCTGGGTATGTCCACATAACCTGCTGCGTTGGCTTCAAGTTGTAGATCTGTGTTTGTGGTATAAGTGCCCAATATGTTGTTGTTGAAATACAAATCTCCCACACGCAATTGAGGAGTTTGTATGCTGCTGCCTGCAGTGATAGATATGGGACCTGTGAGTGCAGATATGCTGGCATTTTCAAACAGCATGTTGCCAAATGTGGCACTGTTGGTGGCTGTGATTGAAGCAGTGTTGCGAGTTGTGCCATTCACCTGCAGTGTTCTTGTGGGTGCGTCGGTGCGTATGCCTATTCTATTGCCACTGTGATTGATGTACAGCAAATCAGTTTCAAATGCTAGATCATCTGTGCGCTGAAGATTGCTGCGTAAGAGTGGTCCTGAAATACGTCCTACTGACATGTGATTTCCTTGTTTTGTATTGTATTTATTTTAGGCTGCTGCAAATATTATTTGTCGAAATTGTGCAGTATGGTCACGGGCTTGCTCAATGGCACTGGTGTGCCGAAATACACATAAAGGTTATTGCCCAGTGTGGCCACTTGCATGTATCCTGCAGCCAATGTCAATGCAAACACTGGTCCGCCGTAGCTGGCGCTGATGGTCAAGTGTGTGGCATCAAGAATTTGTTTGATAAAATAAGTGGTTCCATCCACTAGATTGCCGAAGTTGGTGCCAGTGAAACTGATTTCTTGACCCACTGTCATACCAGAGGTGCTGACCAAAGTGATGGCATTGCCCACTGAGGTTATGGTGCCAGCCACTGTCTGTATGCCTGTGGTGGCATTGGCAAAACTAACTGAATTCACAGTGCAAGCTGTAACTGTTTGTGCACCATTGTAACCTGCTGGCGTAACCCCTGCCACTGTGATGGATTGACCCACATAAAATGGAGCCAATGTTTGTGTGGCAAAAGATAAAGTGGCTGTGACACCATTTCCTGTAGCTGCTGTGGTGGTCAAAGTTTGTGGAGCAAAAGTCAATGATGCGATTGAACTGCCTGATGGTTGTCTTCCATAACCCACTCCTGCACACCAATTGCCTGGAGTGCTGGCATCTGCCAAATTAAATGTTCCACCTCCTGCAGTGGCACTGATAGTGATCTGATTACCCACAATGGTTTTGATATAGTATATGGTGCCTGCCACAATGTTGCCTGTGGTGGTGTCAAACACAATCATATTGTCCACATCTAATCCTGTGGTACTGTTGAGCACAATCACGTCAGCAGTGGAATCTAGTGTTTGTGAAAAAGTCCCAGTTTCCACAGATTGATTCACCAATCCTTCAATGGTTTCTGTGGTGCCGTAACCTGGATCGTTTTCATTGATAAAGGTTTCATTGATTTCTAAAAATGTTGAACTCACAGATGCCACTGTGTAGTATCCATTGTTGTTGGTGCTGCCTGACACAAAAATAGTTTGTCCCACATAAAAACCTGCGTCGGCAAAATCCACCACTGCTGCATTGTTGCTGAACGCTGCTGATGTGCCTGGAGCAAATGCTCCTGCGCCTGCTTTGCCAGATGTGCTGATATCAGCAAAAAAAGATATTTGATTGCTGCTGTAGTAGCAAGGATTTTGTATGAATATGTAGTTGGTGGTGGGAATCTGCAGCACGTTTTCCACCATGCACAATACCTGTGCTGGTGCACTGGGCACTGGAGTCACAGCATCATTGGCATCCAATGGTCCAAATAAACTTTCCACGTTGTCACCATTGCCTAAATTTTGAGCATGTATCAGTTTGGGTTCATCAGTTCTAAATTTTTTCCAACCAGGAGTTCCAAATGCAGGATTAGCTTCATAAGCTTCAAAGTTTTGCGTGGTGGTGTTGTATCGGATCATGCCTTCCACTGCTGTGGGTCTGTTGCCTGTGGTACCTTTGGGCAACAATAAAGCGCTGGTGCTTTCTATGGTGGCCAATTCAACAGCATCGTAGATGATGCCTCGGCCGTTTAATATGCTGGTGTTAGTGCTTTGTTTTTTTAAATATCTCATTACACCACAATGTAACTCACTGTCACCAGTAAGTCACCATTGGTGCCACCGTTTTGTTGAAATGACAGTTTGTCACCCGCCTCCAAAATTATTTTTTCACTGTCCATGATAAAAGTATCACCTGCATCAATGT